CTCATAATTAGAGTTTTTCTTTGTTTGACTCAAATCTAATAATTTTCCTCTGGTGTAGTATTCGCCAACATTAGGACCGTAGTAGGATGCTTCTCCAGACTCACTGGTGAAATAGTGTCCTCTGCCAAAGAAACCCTCGTCACGATTTCCTATAAACTTATCATCAAACGCATCAATATCTTTTGAGTGTGTGCCATGGTAAACGGGTTCGTCTGTACGAAAACCCATTTTCTTTGCTCTTTTTAATCTGCTTGTCTTGTCTAAGGGTAAAATGCCTTTACCTTTAACAGCAGCTTTCGCCACAGTAGCTAAAGCTGCTGGAAACTTCAAAGCAGTTCCCAATGTGGCTCCAATTACAGGACTGGCTGCGTAAGTAGCGTCTCCTAGGACTCCCAATGCTTGTAGTCCGGCCATACCGTAACCTCCGAAGCCTCCACGCTCTATGTTCTCTGGTATGGATGGATTTGGTGGATTTGAAAATGCTTCATTATACGGTTGGTCGTAAGGACCCATAGACGAATACTGACCAGTTGCTTCTAAACTAGCAGCTCCGGGAGCAAACATGCCCAATACATTGGCTACCTGACCAGCGGATGGCGTAAACTGTTCAGCTGTTTCTCGCCTTACTTGGTTCTCAAGTTGTTGTCGCTGTATTGCTTGTTCCAGTAAATCCCTAAGTGCCATGTTGTTTTAAGCGGTAGCTTTCCTCCACCTTTCCAAAATCTGTTTCTCGCTGTTCCAGAACCAACCTTGGTAACAATTAATATTGCCGTGCGTTTGACGTTCTGTTGTGTTGCTGAGTACCATTTTAAGAAAAGATGTCTACGTCTGTAACAGCTCCGCCTTGTGCAAATCTTTTGCCGAATTCTAAACTGTATTCTGGTGAACCGGATGAATCAAACCGGGCACCGGCATCAACAAACGTATTTACATTTGGCTGGTATCGAACCCCTAGGTCGCCAGTGGCTCTGCCACGCTCATTTACATTGGCTCCCATCCTAAAGTTGGTGTTATTGGCTATAGGCATCTCTGGGATGCTGTAGTTTAAGTTTGCACCTGACTCAGCACCGAGTCTTGCATCGAACCCAAGTCTGCCGCTGTCGCCAAGAGGCATCGTTTTTGAAAAATTGTATTCAGGTGTTCCGTTTCTTAAATTGCCAATCAAAGAATTTTTTAATAAATTGGGTATTGGCAAACCGTCCAACAATTTTGGCAAAGCAAAGTTGGCCGCTATTTCATCGGTTGGTAAACTGTTCTTTATGTCGTTTTGCAGACTCACATCTAAACCAGACAGACTGAGTGCCTTGTTAAGACCAAATTCTTTTATGGCATCAAACAACGGCATCCCTTGCAGTAAGTTGTTTTGTAAACCACTAAAATCAGTTTTTTCTTCTGTAAACTTGAGATCACCCAAGATGTTTGATTTGTTCGGTATGTTTAAGTCTTCAATTCCAGCCATTTTCTTTTTTCTGTTTGTATGTGCTCCAGTTCGACTTTATCACATCTAACCAAGCATCCATAGACATGACGGCGATTTTTTGATTGTCCACTTCAAAGTCTGGATTGATGGCGTGTAACGGTATGGCAACTCTGGTGGGCACTCTGTTGAACTTGAAGATAAGAACCGGAATGGTACCTTCAGCGTCAGCTGACGTGCAGACCTGTCGCCACCAATCTGGCTTGTACCAGTTGCCTTCCTTGTAATGCTTGCACTCGATGCTGTGGTATGGAAAACCAGAAATGTCTGCCTGACCGGCCTCTTGATATTGGTCGAGGTTTCGTTTGCAAATAAAATTGAAATTATTTTTTAAAAAAAATTTGTTCAGTATTTTAACGATGTCTCTTTCGTAGCTGGCACCTTTGGTTCGTGAGTTGATTGGCATGGTCAGTATTTTTTTGATATAAATTTTTTTTGTAAAGATGTGCAAACTATAGCATGGGGGGTGGTGTCCTGAGTTTTTTTTGTGACTGGGTGTGGCTAACTTAGTTAAATTCTCATCGCCCAAGGCCAAACCAATATAGGGGTGTATGGGGTCAAAGAAATGGCTACAGCTGGGCAAAAACTGGGTCCTAGGGACTCCAACCTACTGCGGTGTTATTGGTTGCAAGAACTAATAATACTGCTGTTGGACCTATTGCGGTATTTTGTGCATCCATGGTTACGAAACACAGCTGTTGGCCTACTGCGGCATTATACCTACTGCTACATTACAGCAACCTACTGCGGTATTATACCTACTGCTACATTACAGCAACCCATGGTATTAAGTTTACCTACTGCTACATTACAGTAACCTACTGCGGTATTATACCTACTGCTACATTACAGTGACCCGTGGTATTGATCTAAAGCCTTTGTTTATAAAGCTTTCACGGGTACTTGGTGTAATTAACCTACTGCTACATTACAGCAACCTACTGCGGTATTATACCTACTGCTACATTACAGCAACCCATGGTATTAAGTTTACCTACTGCGGTATTATACCTACTGCTACATTACAGCAACCTACTGCGGTGTTATGCCTACTGCGGTGTTATTGGTTGCAAGAACTAATAATACTGCTGTTGGCCTACTGCGGTGTTTTGTGCACCCGTGGTATTAAAACGCTGCTGTTGGACCTATTGCGGTGTTACAAAACCATAGGTTTATATAATACTGCTATAGGTACTGTAACCCTTGTGAGCACACCGTATTCATTAGTGCACATACTTGTATGTTAATACATACGTCTAAGCTATTGATTCTATTAGGGTTTTAGGCTTTTCTTGAATTTATCTGTTTTTTTCAGGGCCCGCTGGAGAAAAGGTCCAAAACTAAGTTGCCTACCTTATTTATCTGTAGGCGAGTAGTCATCAACATCTGCACCTAATAACTTCGACAATCTTTCCTTGATGTCGTCCTTGCTCATCTTATCCATTGACGCATTGATGTTGATGTTCTGCGATCTGTTGATGGACAAACCAGCGAGTTGGTTCAGCTCTTTGATGGCTGACACAGCTGCGTTGAGCTGTCCTCTTTCATACGCTTGCTCTGTTATCTTCCACAACATGCTGCCGGTCTTGGCTGGTGTGATGGCGTACTTCTCTCGCAGTTCGTCTTGCTTAACTCTTATAGCCTTAACCACATTGGGGTAGTCCTTGCCGTTCAAGAACTTATTGGCTGCTTGTGCCGGGAACTCAAACTTGGCTTTGCGAGCTGCTTCTGTCTGGCCACAAGCACCTTCGGTGTAGTGCCACACGAAGGACGACTGCATCTCAGTCAGTCCGAACTCGTCATCCTTCTCGAACTGTGTCGGTGTCTTTACCAACTCTTGTTTTGGTTTCTTTGGTCTGCCTCTTGTTGCCATGTTATTCCTCTACGAAGGCCATGAACTTTCCTTCGTCTAATTTTATTATTGCTACCACGTCTTGTCCTTTCATCTTCCTAACCACTCCTGAGTAATTTTTAACCGCCAACACAACTGCCTTGATGTTGTAATTGTCATCGCTTGTTCTTATTGTTATTGATTGCAAGTTACTCATAAATTATACCCAACAGTGTAAGGGGGCAGTGTATAGCACTCAAACTCTTTCTTATGGTGTTCTCTCCCTGTTGTACTGTAACCATGATTAATAGTTATATATATAATATAGATACACTAATACACTAACAGTAGTAATAGCCTTATAAATAAAGGAAAGTTCGACAGGGTAGCATTTTTTTAGCATACACTGTTTAGTGTAAGCACCCCGCCCTACTATACTTATATACACACATTCCTCCACATTACCACACACACACCCACCACACTCTTCTATCACAACAGGGTAGGCTACCCTTGCCCATCCCTTATCTTAATGCTCAGACTCGCTCGTATTCCATGGTCATTCAAGACCTTTTTTAGCTCCAGCAATCCGCTATCGCCCTCCCGTCTTACGACCTCACCGCTTTGCACCGTCAAGACGTGCATGTAGTCCTTGTTCTTATTATTAGGCAACGACACCATGACAATCGAATCACACCCCGGACAACTTAAATTGGTGTCCATGACGAAACCGTCATCCTCACTTTCGTGATCTCCACCCCAGATCAACGTCTCACTGCAATGCCAACACTTCATGTTTCCTCCTTCTTATCAAACAACCTTTTCTCTTTGTAACCTTCTATCATTCTGTGGCCGGCGAGGAACGGCATGAGGACCGCGAGTGTGACCAAGCCTACGGCTGCTATTGTTATGAACAACCACACAGACAGCCACTCCTTTACCTTCTGCTTAATCATCTCCAAACCTCGCGTTAAACCCACCCGACTCTTCGACAGCGGTGTAGTTAATATCATAGACGTTCTTGCCGTTGGTCCTTCGCTTCTCAACACCACGTTCGTGTAAGACCCTAGCGGCTTCTTTGAAGTCCGGCATCCTCGGTGCCTTGATGCCCATGTCTCTGAGTAACTTCGTCATCTGTACAGGCTTAGTGAACTCGCTCTCAAAGTCTACATGCTCCAGCAGTAGGTCTTCAACACTGGATTGGGTGCGGTACATCTCATTCGATTCGTTCAACAGCTCTCGCTCATCCGGTGATAGAAACCAATTCATCTGGCCGTGCACATACATCGTTTCTTTTACTTCGGCCCACAGCTGCTGCATGTTTACATTATGGTTCACGTCTATGTCTTTCACGGAGAGTACCCAAAACCTTCGGTTGCCAGACGTGTCCGTCAAGAACTCTCTGGCGTTAACACTGGCGTAGAAAGCCGTGCGTCTCTGGTAAGTGGTAAACGCTCGGTCATACGGCAGTCTAAGTTCATCCGTCTTCGCCGTAACAAAAGCTTTCAGCTGGTCGATGTCACTCTTCTTAAACGTGCTCTCAATCTCACCCAACTCCACGATCCAGTGGCTAACGGCTCGCTTCACGCTGTCCTTATCACTCGGATTGAGTGTGGCACCTTCCAGCAGCCAACCCTTCTCGTAATCGCAGAGTCGCTTGAACCACAGCGTCTTACCCAATCCTTGTGCACCTTGCAAGACCAATATGCCCTCTGTCGAGACACCTCTTACTTCGTAAGCAGCGGCAACACAGCTTATCAGCCACTTCTTCATCAGCATCTCTTTCAAGTCGTTGTTGTCGTGTACCACCAGACTGTCCAGAAACCTCTGCATCCGGCTCTCGCCGTCCCAAGGGGTGCCGTCTATCCATTCCTTTACAGGATTGTATTCTCTGGCCAGTATCTTCAAGTAGTCTCTGACCTTGGTGTGCGGTATGCCCATGTTGATGCACCGATCTTCGATCTCAATAAGACTGGCTTCCTCTTTCATGTCAGCGATGAACTCCATGTTAGGCACTTCTATCTCCATGCGTTTCTTGATGACGTTGTACCGCACTTCAACACCGTGCGTTTTCAACACACCGCCAATGTTGTCCTTGGTGTTCAAGAAGCGTCCGCTTGCGTTGCGTTGGAACTCATGGTCAACGGGCAGTTCCAGTTTATCCAAAGCCGGCAACAACTCGCCGTTGAGTGCCTCCGGGTCAGCGTCATTCTTGTGGTCGTTGTAGTCACCTTTACTCTGTGGCATCAGCACTTCAGCTCTGCCTTTGTTCTTGAGTATGGTTTGGCAAGCCTTAGTCGCTTCCTTCTCACCCGTGTTGCTGTCGTCATTGTCTGCAATGAAGACGTGCTTACGGTCAGCGAAGAACTCAAACATCGTCTCTGCTACAGGCGTAAGGTTGTAAGCATCAAACGCCACGATGACAGGCTGTGAGAAGTCAGCGTGTATGCTCGCTGCTGTTGCATAGCCTTCGGCGTAATTGATTACCGTGCTGGTTTTTAATACCTCTTGGCCCAATATAAAAAAGCTACCGCTTTTTTTAGAACCAGTAAGGAAAAGTTTTTTACCGTCTTCACCGATGTATTGCAGACCTACTATCGTCATCGTCTTGTCGTACAAAGGGATGACCAACTGCCCGTGGGTGTTGACCCTCAAACCGTAAGGCAGAACTTTCTTTTTTTCTAAGTACGGGTGTTTTTCACACGGCTTGGCTTTGTCCCAAAGGTCCTTGGCTTTCTTAGCCGTCTCTTGGTGCTTCTTGGTTTGTTTGATCTCAGCTTCTTTTCTAAGGCTGTCTATCTCTGCCTTCTCTTCTTTCGACAGCGTTTGTTTCTTTTTGTTCTCTGGTTTCCAATGATGGGTAGGAACATCAGCCGAGGTTCGATAATCACCCAATCTGCCATAAGGGACAGATTGATCGAGCCACAGCTGATACCACCCTGTGAGTTTGCGTTTACCACCGACATTGATGTAGGCCCGACCTATAGAGCCATCGGTGAGCAAACCCTTTTTAGGTTCTGGTTCCAACCCGTGTTCAGATAAAAAGTCACTGAATTCGTGTTGGTAATTTATGGTTAGCGGTTGTTCAAAATTCTTTCGATTAGGTCGATTTAATTTAAGTGACATCAATTATCCTTTCTTTATAGGTTTGCTTAATTTGTATAAGTGTGTAGAATACTACATAAATTAATTCAAATAAGCAAACACTATAGGAGACAATTATGAGCTTAACATTAAAAACAGACGGTGATTTTGAAACATTAGAAAAGGGTCAATACTCTGGAACGTGCTACAGCATTGTAGACATGGGTACGACAGACCAAGAATATGAGGGCGTTAAATCTAAAAAGAAAAGAGTGCACATATCGTTTGAAACCACGGACCATAAAATGAAAGACGGCAGACCGTTTGGTGTTTTCAAAACCTACACAGCGTCTTTGTTTGAGTCAGCTGCGTTGAGAAAAGATTTGGTATCTTGGAGAGCAAAGAACTTTACCGAAGAAGAAGAAGCGGGTTTCAACATCAGCAACCTGTTGGGTTGTACGGCAAACATCGAAGTGGGCCACACATCAGGTGGCAAGCCAAAAATTATTGGTTTGTTTAAGCCAGACGGCGGCATAGAAAAGATAGCAACGCAGAACGAACAGATGTTGTTTGACTTAGACGTTTACTGCAACGAGTTCAATGGCAACAGCAACCCGGACACGAAAGCCATGTGCGATGTTTTTGCTTCACTCACACCGTGGATGCAAGCCGACATTGAAGAAAGTTATGAGTACAGAGCAGCCGTAGAAAAAGGTGATAGAATACCGGCAGCAGAAGAACCAAGTGAATCTTTAGCTGACTTAGCTACAGACACGGGTACAGAAGAAGACATACCTTTCTAAATCATTTTCCGTGAGCAATTCCATTCCTTTTTTGATCTCACATTCAAACAGGGATTGCTCACACCTTTC